CCATTTCTATTTCCTATATTATCCAAGAGCAATTGCCATTGCAACTGCATCTGGTACTGCTGCAATCTGTGCGTCAACATATGCTTTATTAGAAGCATGGTTTGTTGCTGTAGGATTACCGCTTAATGTTAATGCGCCTGTCATAGTACCACCAGCTAGTGGAACCTTAGTAGCAATGTTATTTGTAGTAGTAGTTGAGAAGTTAGCATCATCGCCTAATGCTGCAGCTAATTCGTTTAAAGTATCTAATGTACTTGGTGCTGAATCTACTAAGTCAGCAGTCGCGGCTTGCACAAAAGCAGTAGTAGCAATTCGTGTTGAATCATTACCTAAAGATTGTGTAGTTGTTGTAGGGTTACCCGCTAATGCTATATCTGAACTAGCTTGAACAGCTGTTTTAATTTCAGCATTTGTTTGGTCGGCTGTAGCGTTTGCTTCAATACCGTCTAATTTAGTATGGTCTGCATTAGTAAAATTATTCTGTGTTAATCCGCCATCGCCAACTGTGTAATTTTGTATAGCAACCCAAGCAGAACCAGTGTAATACTTTAAACCATTTGAAGAAGAATTAAAATATAATGCCCCATCAATTAAAGCGTCACCATCATTGTCTACTGTTGGATCACTTGACTTAGCTCCAAGATACCTATCATCAAAAGAATCATAACTTGCAGCTGCATTTGTAGCACTTGTAGATGCTGAACTTGCACTTGATGCTGCAGCAGTTGCGCTATTGCTAGCGTTAGTTGCTTGTGTTGAAGCTGTTGTTGCAGAATTACTTGCATTCGTTGCTTGAGTAGTTGCAGTAGATGCACTACCTGATGCCGATGTAGCACTTGAAGCTGCAGCCGTAGCTGAACTAGCAGCATTTGTTTCTGCTGTTTCTGCGTTAGTCTCTGCTGTCTCTGCATTTGTTTCAGCTGTCTCTGCAGCAGTTTTAGCACTTGTTGCACTTGTTGCACTAGAAGCTGCAGCACTTGCACTGGATGCAGCAGCGGTTGCAGAAGAAGCAGCATTTGTTGCTTGAGTTGTTGCAGTAGTAGCTTGAGTTGTTGCGGTTGCAGCTTTGGTTGTTGCTGTTGTAGCTTGAGTAGTAGCTGTAGATGCACTTGAGGCTGCAGCTGTAGCTGAACTAGCAGCAGCTGTTGCAGAGGAAGCAGCATTTGTCTCAGCAGTTTCTGCATTTGTCTCAGCAGTTTCTGCATTTGTCTCAGCTGTCTCTGCGTTTGTTTCAGCAGTCTCAGCTGCAGATTGAGCTGCAAGAGCAGCCACTTTTGCAGCAGTAGATAGAGTAGCTTGATCTGTAGAAGTTGTTGCGCTGGTTGCAGAACTAGTGGCACTATTAGCAGCAGCCGTTGCAGAAGCAGCAGCATTGTTTTCAGCAAGTTGGGCTTGCGCAACAGAATTGTCAATTGTTACGTCAGCCCCAGCGTCTCCAGAATAAAATGAATTTCTTGCCATAATGTCTCCTAAATTGAGGAAGAACTAAAATTGCTAGTAAAAATACCACCTTTTAAATCTGCTCTTCTTTCTTTATCATTTAATGCCATTACTTTTCTTGACGTTAAATCATTAAATTTTTGTTCCATCTCTACATCACCAATAAATGTAGATCCTACTGTACAAGCGGCATACAATATAGTCTCATACTCTGTACCTAAAATCCAAGGCACTGTTTCTACATAAGCTGTTCCAGTACCTGACCCCACACCTGTAGCTTTAAATATAACACCAACAGTATTGCCAGAAGCACCTATTGCTGTAAAATCTGTAGTTCCTACAGTAGCAATTTTATAGTATTTTCCAACAGTAAACCCGGCAGACCCTGCAGTGGTAGTTGTCGAGTAAGTTCCTATTGGGTCTTCAGCTTTGTAATATTTAATCGTGTACTCACCAGATGCTTTTTGCTCACCTTCGTTATCTGTTAACAGAAAACTAGTTAGTTCTCTAGTATAAGCGTTTCTTACTTTGTTATTAGAAAACACCCTAGAGTCAATTCTTTTTAAAACTATATCATCGTCTTTGTCACTATCTGTCCAAGTACCTGACGCAGCTGTACACAAAGCCCTAGTTGTATTAGTAGTTGGACTAACACTACAAGTTCCACCTTTTAAATGTTTTAATTCTATTATTTCAATAAAACCAGCAGGTATAGCTATACTGGAATTAGAAACTGCTACAGAATAAGCTTCGGTTGTTTCTAAAGTTGGAACTCTAAGCTCCTCATACAACCTAGCCTCTGCTATTTCAATAAATTGATCTAGCTCACTGTCAGTCAAGTCCGACCTATTAAGCCAACTGGCAATACCACTTCTTAAGCTAACTTGGTCTTGTATTGATGCCATATTATCTCCTTACACTGTTAATCATACTACTCGTTAATAAGTTAGGGTAGTATTGTTTTATTATACTTGCTATTTTGGTTAAGACATGTTGGTCATTATCATTGTCATGAATGTCGTATCCAAATCTATTAAGTATATCTATAGCTACTATGTCTGGAACTATTGCTAAACTACGATAGTTACTTTTTTTGTTATCAAAAGTACTACTTATAGATCTAGATTCTTGAGCATACTTTAAGTATTCGCTTACATCTTGTTCAGCTTTAAATTTACCAGTTTGATTATAGTTATATTTAATAGATTCCATATTACCTCCATTGAATAAAAAAAAGGGGATCCATAAGGACCCCCTTAATGGTATTTAGTTACTTATAATTAAGCAACTAATACGCCTAGTCCTGAAATCATTGCAGAACCATGTGGGTTGCGGCACTCAAGAGTAGTCTCTTCTACAATCATACCTACAGTAGAGTCACCTTTCTGACCTACATCGGCTGTTTGTAGCGCACGCAAGTTAGCCATTGACCACCAGCTTGGGTCATAGACTAAAACGTCAGTAGCACCACCAACTCCATCAGAAATGTCTAAGCCATTGGCTAGACCCTGAATGTAGTTAGGGACTACCTTAACAACACCGAAATCTGACTCATAAAGCTCAACAGATTGTCTGATTGATCCTTTTTCGTCAAGGTTACGTCTTGTGTTGCCAGCACCTTGTGCCAGTGTTGAGAATGAACGCTTATTGCTTGGAGACATCATCATTACTGTTGCCTTTCCACCTTCTTCGTAAACTCTCTGCATTACCTCATCAACGTCAGTTAACGCTAATGTGTGTGTTCCTGCTGTACCTGCTGTGTGTGCTGTTTTACCATCACCTCCAGCTGCACTTTGGAACGCTGGTGTGCCTGCAGAGGCATCCCAGTTGTTCTCTTTAGGAATCCAAGATTGGTATCCACCCATCTTACGACCAGTATTATCTCCAACTGTATCAGCTGTTCCTGTTCCAGTAGTGATTTGTCTAGTACCTACTAGTGCATGCTCTAAGTCACGCTTAAGTTCAGTACCTTTCTTCTTCATTTGATAAGCAAATTCAGAATTACGACCTGCCTTAGAAACTGAATCCAAAGTCTTTGAGATTTTAATCTCTTTGATAAGAATTTGAGAGTAGTTACCAAGTCTAGTTGTAGACGTTGGTGTATCAGCCGCTGAGAAGTCTAGACCTTCAGCTTTTGCGTTAGCGACAGGTGCTGCTAGGGAGTCAGTCTGCCATTCGTGATACACAGAAGTTGCCTTCTTGGTTCCAATTGATGATAAGAACGGTGTTTCGTCCCTTGTAATCATCGAGATAAAAGATGCGAGGTCTTCCTTTTTACCCTTCGTATCCTCTGTTTTAAAAATTGCCATTTACAATTTCTCCATAAAAATATTAAATTTAAAAGAAAAAGTTTTTTAGTTCAAGATTTGATCTACCATGCTTCCAAGAAATTCATCTTGTTGGTTTTCGGTAGCCCCACCTTGTAACACCTTCTTACGAAGGTTGTCAGCTTTTTCTTTAACCTTTGCATTTTTGTCAACAGATTTTTTAGCCTTAACACTTTTAACAGGAGCCTTCTTCCGTTTAGTAACGGCAGATTTTTGACCATCTTTAAGAGTTTTGTAATCGTACATAAGTGCAATTACGGATGGATCAACTACGTCAGCAAAAGCAGCAAGACCTAGGTCTTTTACAGCCCAGTTTACAACTTCATCATACGTTTTTTCCCATCCCGGTATTTTACTATTTAACTCATCAACTGCTTGCTCTTTATAAGCTTGGAGATTTGCATCTTCAGTTTTTTGTTTCTCTTCTTTAGCTTCGTTTTCAAGCCTAGAAGCTTCTTTTTTAGATTCTTGTATCTCTCTCGCCTTGACTCTACGAGCTTCTTGCCATTTAGGCAATTCGTACATATCATCATCTGCAATAAGTTGTTGAATTTTTCTATCATACGCAGCTAGTTGCCTTTCTTCGGCATCTACTGTTGTACTAAGAAGTCTAGCATTTTCTTCTTTAAGAGCGGTTGACTCTTGTGCTAGTGCTTGTGCTACTTTTAACTGTTCACTTGCATCTATGGACTTTTTATTGGCGTGAGCTGCTGTCTGATAACCACGGATCAACTCTTGCATAGTAACTTCAGACTCTTCACCATCTATTTTAACTGGTACTAAGTAATCTAAGTCTAATTCAGAGTCTTCCTCAGAATCATTTTCAGGTAGGTCTTCACCATCATCTTCTGACTCTTCTGTCTCTTCTCCCTGCTCCTCTCCCTCTAGTTCTTCAGTCTCTTCTGCTTCGGCATCGTCACTCTCCTCTACAGCTTCCTCTGTGTCATCTGCTTCTTGCTCAGGTAGATCTTCTTCTTCAAAAAAATCGCCTGCAAGGGCATCTAACATTTCTTCTTCAGATAAACCTTCGTTCACATCCGTCTGGGTAGTTTCTTTTGGCATCTTATTAATCCTCCTAGATTAATTATTTTTTAGCTTTAGCCGGAGCTTTAGCTGTTGTAATTTTTGCTTTTACACGGTCCATGACCATCTCTATAGCATTTAATTGTTCTACTAACTGTCGTACCATTATTCCCCCACGGGAAGCTCTGATATCTCTCATAACATTTTTGTGTTGTATCTCAAAAATTTCTAAATCATTAGTTAGTGCTTGTTTTTCTTCATTTGTCACTTGGAATCCTCCTTCTCCTTATTGTATGCAACATTGTCACCTAAAGTGGCGACAGACTCTATCTCTCTTTTAACATCAGTGAGACCTACGATAGTATTATACAACCTCTCTCGTAAATCCCCTTGTTGTGGCTCTGTACTAGCCCACATGTTTTGATATTTTAGTCTAACTCTGCTAAACATTTCATCAAAAACTTTATTTTCGACAATAAGTTTAGCATGTTGACCAAATTCTA